TAATTTGCATTTCGCAAATCACAAACTTAGCTTCTTCTATACAAAACTTAATATTATCTACATAATGCAACATTTCTTCTTTTAAGTGATTCATGATGCTCTCTCAATAATAGTTATACCTTTGCGTCTTCAAAGTTTATCTTACCTAGTATTGCTCTAACCATAGAAACTATAAGTTCGGATTCTTCAGATGCCGCATTGACTGTAATCTGAGACAGAACTTTAGCAATAAAAGCTATTTCAGGTAAAGTTAAGTTAATGTCTTTAGTTTCATCTTGCATAATATTCTCCTAACACTAATAATGTACTATTTTATACGAGTTTTTCAAGATTGTCAAGTCTTTCACTTAATAATTTTATTTGCTCTCTTTGTCGTTTAACCACATCTATTAATAGAACTGCAATTTTATCATAATGTACACCTTCGACTCTAGGCACCGAATTCTCTTTTAGAATGGTCTTAGTAAGTAGAGTATCTGCTATAGGAACTTCTTCATAGCAATCTTCAGCATAACTCATATAAACTAATTTTGGATCAACTTCAAAAACTTCTTCTGCAATAAGACCATAAATTTCATTTGTATCACCACTATCATTAAGAGGTTCATCTTTTGGCGTATATGTCACAGGTCTAAGAGATAACACACTATCACTAGACTCTACAGATAAATCTTTAATATTTTCTTTATATCGTATAGAAGATGCAGGCACAAACATTTCGCCTGAGGTGTTTATGTTTACCGTAGCAGAAGCGCCCCCACTTCTTCTTATATTAGGATGCCATGTTTTTCCACCAAATGTTGCATCATTATTTTCAAGATTTAAGAGGAATGGCCATTGACTATTGTATGATTGCCAACTCAAAGAATTAGTTCCACTACCTCGCAAAACGTACCAGATATTTGATTGACAATGAATCATTGATGATCTGCTATTTGAATCTTGCAAATATATTGTCGGAGCTGTGTTGTTTATTACAACATTTCCAGTAGAAACATATCCGCCAGAACCTACCCATGCTCTAGATGTGTTTACAATCGCAACACCATCCATATAATATGCCGCACTAGTATCTATATTTCCTGCCGTAGATACACCACCAGAACCTACCCATGCTCTAGATGTGTTTACAATATCTACGTTATCCATTCGATAAGTTTCAGAAGCATTTACATATGGTGCAGAAAATATTCCATCACGATCAAAAATTGCTTGATTCTGGTAACTTATAGCCGTATCAACAGTTGAATTAACATTAGTGGTATACCATCTATGGGCGCCCACACTATAATCCATTCCGTAGAGAACTGCGTATCCAGTAGATTTTCTCTTCCATCCCACATTATAGTAAGAATTTGATTGCAACCAAAATGTAGTGGAACTTACAGATAAATTTCCGCCGCCTTCAATATCAAAAGATATGTTACTTAATGTAGTCGGATAAGGTGTTACTCCAACTCCAACACCATCTGATGTTATTGAAAACTTTTCAACTCCACTAACAGTAGTTGTATTTGAATTTACTTTGAATCCTATTTTTGTTGCTGTATTATAAAATCCACTACCGCCACCAAATATAAGTTCATTACCGCCGTTAAGACCCCTAATATCAATAGCTAACCACTCGCCATCGCTATTGTTGTATGGCAATCCATATATTCTTCCTGTTTTATTAGTTGAGTCTGGAACTGGATTTCCTACTGTAATGCCATCACCTCTAACTCTGAAACTCTCATTTCCGCCAGCCGATACTGCCCAAACATTATCAGAAGGCGAAAAAATTCCTGTGTCTGAATCACTTCCCATATAATATGCAGGCAGAGATGCAGTTCCAGATGCAACATTATTTGGTCGAAAACCGCCAAAATCTAGATCGGCAAGCATTGAGTTTGTGCCATCAATTTTTAATGCTCCAGATTGGGATATTGCCGAGCTTATCTCGCTTTGAACTTGTTGTAAGTTTGTCGCATCAGTTGCGTCTGTTGCGTCTGAAACATTTACAACTTTGAAATTTCCCGCATCTAGATTGGCAAGCATTGAGTTTGTGCCATCAACCTTTAGGGCATTAATCCCCTGTAGATTTTCCACAGCATCAATTAATTGTTGTAAATTGTCAAAGGGCATTATAATATCTCACAAATTAAAAGTTCAACGTATATTTATTATACTAAACACTTTTTGCCACAGATAAAAATTCAGATTCAAAATCGCTTGAGTTCGGATAATTTTGTCCATATCTAGTTATTACTAAATCATACAATGATTTAGCATCAAATGCAACAGATAAATCAACAGAATTTCCATATGCTTCTCTAACTAAATGCCATCTTTTTAAGTAATATTTCTCTCCAAGCTCCGCTTTTATAGCGTGTTTAATTTCTTTCTGTAATGAAACGTCATCAATTCTTTTTAGAGCTGAGTTGAATCTTCTTAATGCTTGCTTATCGTCAAAATCGTGATGGAAAGTGATTGGATGATATTCAATAAACGTATCATTCACTCTAAAATCGCACTTTCTATATGTGCTTACTGGAACTTGAAATGTTGCGCCTGGAATCAAAAGAAAGTCGGGAATATATTTTTCTAGAAGTATTCCGCAAGCATATTCACCTTTAGATGCAAAAGAGATGGTATATTCATGCTTAATTTCTGGAAATAAGAGAGACTGATGAGAATCGGGAGATGGTCCTTCTCTAGTCTCTTTTATTACCACTTTACTCTACCCTTCGTCTTCTCTCTTTTTTGTGAATAATATGGACTTTTTTCCAAAAGGTTCTGTTAGACCAGCAACTCCAGCTCCAGCCCCAACTGCATTTGCTGGAGCTTCTTCCTCAACAGATTTTAGTCTAGTATAATAGTCTGGAAGCTCATTTAAATGTGCAACTACTATTTTAGCTAAATCTTTCTCGGAGTCAACAACATCAAGATCGCTATCATCGTCATGTTCAGCTTCAACTTCTAGACCCATTCTAAATTGATCTAAGTCGTATTTTTGCCAATCAAGATTCAGTAAGTCGCCAATTTTTTTAGCTTCACTTTTACTATAAGTTCTTTTTTCTTCAAATAGCAAAAATTGCTTAAATCTTAGTCGCATTATATCTTCCTTAATATTTCAACTACATCATTATCTAGAGGTATGTCTGTTGCTATTATTACATACTCATCTAAAAAGTGTAATTCCTCTGGCATATAATTTAGATATACCAAGAAAGTTTTTAATATTGACCAATACTCTCTATCAATTTTAAAAAATAAAATGTTTGATATATCTTGTATTGGAAAAACATTATACAAAATTATAATGTGATTCAATATTAATCTTTCTCTTAGAGAATTTGTTCTTTTATACTTAGCGAATAATCTTTTTATGTAGTTTATTCGTTTTAAATCTTCATAAAATTCATCAATGTCTACGCATTGAGGATTTGCATATTGCTTCATAGCATACATTATGTAATTTTTTTCAGTCAATTTTATCATTATAACGATTTATGTGTTACATAATGTATGCTAATAAAGTATAAAAATTATTATGCAGTTACAGTAAGAGTTGCCGCATCAGATGTTACTGATACTGCGCCTAGAGTTGCAGAAACAATAACACGATACTTATCTGTATTATCATCTGCTATAGTAGTAGCACCTGTTGTGTAAGATGCTGAAGTTGCGCCTGAGATGTCAGACCACTCACCAGCTCCAGACTCTTGCTTTTGCCACTGATAAGACAGAACTCCACTGTTTGTTGCTGATGCTGTAACTGAGAACGTAGCTGTTGCTGGCTCAGAAACGGAAGCATTTGCTGGTTGAGCGGATATTGAAATTACTGGAACATCAGGAAAAGTAGCTCCATCAGCATCTCCAGCAATACCAGCAAAAGCAACTAAATTTTCAGCTTTGTGTCGGGTATTTCCTTGAGCATCTGTATATGTAACATACTTAACCCAACCAGGAGTGTTAATTCCTTTGCTTCGGTTAACACTTTGCTGTGCTTCAGCAACACTAATACCGAATACCTCATCTAATTCAGACTCAGGAATGTAAGCTGGTTGTTCATTTGCAGTTACAGTAAGCCCACTAGCATTAACGCCAGCATAATCAGAAACTAACTCAAGCTCAGTAGCATTTGTGATAGAAGCAATTCTGTACTCAACACCACCAATAACTAGAGTTTGTCCTGACGCAAGCTCAGCCAAAAAATCTGTTGTTGTGCCAACTACAGTCTTATCGTTCTGTGTTACCTCAACTGTTCCTGTGACAGTCTTGCTGTCATCATCTCCCCATAGTGACATAGTTATCTCCTTTAAAGTATAATTTTACTATATTTGTATATTTATTAAAATCCCAATTTTTTTAACTTCTGTATAACTTGACTTGCTGTTGTTACTTGAATTGCGATTCCTCCAGCATTTTCATACTCAACACAATTTTTTATATAATCATCTATCAATATAGTTTTGTTTCCCGCTTTATCTACGGCATATTTTTTCTTATCAGCCCTATTGACTAGATGAATTTTGTTTATATATCTGCTAGGCTCAAGATTCATTCTTATCCAATTCATCTTGCCTTTTTCGCAATTTTTAGTTAATGCTCCACAAGCACTTAAAATGCTAGGTCTATATTTCTTAACAAAGTTCCATATCTTCAAGCCATCATCAAAAAATTCTAGCTGTTCCCAAAATTTAGGATTCTTGTTTATTATATTCCATCTAGCAACATCATCAGCTTTATTTCCATAAGTTTTTTTCCAATATGGATCATTCCACTCTGGATAACCAGCACTAACTAATTCTTTATTGGCACCTTTTTCCCAATCAACTATTGTGCCATCCATATCTAAATAGATTTCGGGCAAATTTGTCTGTTCAGATTCTTTTAGTATGCTATACAGCGTCTTCATCTGATTCCAATTCCTTTTCCATCTCATCAGATAGATGTCTATCTAGAACTCTCTCCACAACATTATTGAAGAACGGCATAGCTTCAACTAAACTTTTCAGCTCGGAAATACTATTTGCTCCAGGAAGAGACATTGGTGGATATAGATGAGTTCCTTCATATGGAGCACCCATGAAAACGTCGCCGCCAGTTGCATATTGAAGAAGAAGTCTATATTCAAATCTTCCTTCTGCTGGGAATGAGTCTTTTACTATATCCGCATGAACTGGATCTGCTGTCATAGCATCTCCTACTGCAACTGCGCCATTTGTTGCAACGTCATCAGCTTCAACTTCTTCTTTTATAGAAGTTCCTCTAGCTTGCTTAACTGCGGCAATAGCCATATCAATCTTTTCTTCTTTAGTTTTGCCCTTAAATTGAGGAGCATCACTCTTCAAGAAATCATCAATAGCTATTTTGATTGCTTCTTCTTCCGTTCCTTTAGTAAGGTCTAAAACTTCAGAAATATCTTCTTCTTTTAGTGTTTTTAAAAATGATTTTGCATTAGGATGATCTACGCTAATCATACCTAAATCAGAATATTTTCCAAGTCTGTCTAGCATTTTGATAATTTTTTTAGCTTCTTCAGGGCTTTTTGTTTTTCTAAGTATTTTCTTTTTCTTTCCATCATATACGATCCATTCACCTTTTGCATAATTTTCATTTTTTAAAGATGTTCCAAGTCTCAATTCACTTACTCTAGCGTCTACTGTTTTACCAGTTCTGTTTAATTTAACTGAGTATGTTTGAGCGCCTTTTTGATTTTGAACTATGCCCACAAATTCTTCTTGTGTTTTATGGCTTTTATAAACAACTTTGTCACCAGATTTAAAATTTTCTGCTATTTCATTTTTAGCTTTTACTAGATCATCAACTTTATTGAAGAGTTCTTTCTTTTCTTCTGGAGTTAGCTCATCTAAAGATTTTCCCATCTTTTCAAGCTCAGATTTTACAACATCTTGAGCAGTCATCTCTTCATTGACAGATTCATTGTATGCAGGTTTAATAGCTAGATAGCCTTGCTTACTCTTAGGAACTTTAAGTTTCTGTATTGCAAACATTTTAGCAGTGTACAAGTCTTTAGCATCTCTATCTTTAACTATTTCTAATTTCTTACCTTGATAAGAAGCAATCCATCCAGCAACTTCTTCCCCTAGATCTTTCTTCATCTCGCCATCGTCTGTATACAAAATATCATCGCCTGGCATATGACTCTCATAAAAATTTTGAGAGTTATATGTTTCACTAAGCTGAACTTGAATCCAAGCATGTAAAGCACGCCTATCACTCTCACAAAGCTGAAGTTCTCTTTTAACTCCAAACCTCTCAAGTCCCATGCGAGTATATTTTTCCAATAGAGAATAATACTCTTCTTTGCTTACATCCATAACATCTTTGGATGCATCAATAAGAGATGATGGAAGCGATTTAAATGACATTGTTCTTTACCCCTGCTTTTTGTTATAATTAGAGAAAGTTATCAATTTTCTTGCTGAAACAACTTCAAAAAAAGTTTTTTCTTTATTATTGTTTAGTTTATTTATATCAAAAGAAATGTCTGACCAGACTGGCCTATAATGCATCGTATTTTCAGATGGAACTAGAAATATCTGACCAGTAGTTCTCATAGCCCGTCTTACAATATCAATTCTCATTGGATTCATTTGAGGATCATCATTATCAGTAGATGACAATGCACTAATAACATCTTCAAAAGTTTGTGCATCCGATAGAGAATCTTTCACTGTTTTCATTCTTATTTCTGAGCTTTCTCTAGATTTTACTTGAGACTCAATTTCTGCACTATATCCAGTCCACGGAAGCAATATGCCATGATTAGTTCTAACTAATACTTCATCTTTAGATACTTCTTTAATCTCATAGACAAACTCATCATCTTTAGTATATGCGCCTTCTAAGATGAAACAGCGATTTCTATCAGCAATTACAGTGTTTCCAGATATTTGAAGTTCAATCAGCTTTTTGGTCGCATCAACAGCGGTTTTCTCAAACATCGCAGTTCTAATTCTTTTTCCATCTGGAGCGTAGTATATTCTACTAGCTATTTTTGCTTTTTTAGATGATTTGTTAGAATCCTTTACAGCTTTCGCACCTTCTTCTTCATCTTTCTTTACAGCCACGCTTGCACTTATTATAGCAACGCCATACTCATTTATGCCTTCAGTATATTTTGTTCTTTCATCCCAAATATAGAGTCGCTCCATATCATTTCTGAAAGACTTTCTAATTCTTATTAATGGCTTATAATTCCTATCTCGATTTTTCGCTAAAATCCATCCAGTGCTTGGTAACCATTTTGCCGAAACAACGCACATATATTTTTCCTATAAAAAGCGCACTATGTTTGCTTTTTCTTAACATAGTCGGTAGAGTAAAATCCATTTCCCTTAAATTGAGGAGCTGCCGTATTTGAAATCATTTTTTCAACTGGCTTCTTACAATTAGGACACTCTTCTAGAGGCTTATCAGAAAGTTTCTGAAGAACCTCTATCAGACCACACACTTCACAAAAATATTCATACAATGGCATAACGTAGTATTCAAAGATGTATTTATTGATTTTTCATTTTTTGAAGTTCTTCTTCTGGAAGTTTAGCTATTAGAGAATTCGCAACAACAGCTATAGTATCAAGCATTTGTGACCAAGTTGAAGCCATAGAACCAGGAACTCTATCGAATTCTCTCAAATACTCATGAACCCTTCGCAAGGCTCCAATTTCTTGCTCAACAGTTAGAGGCTCAAGCTCTACAACATCGTTTTCGACCGCTTCAACTTTCTCTTCCACTTTTGCTTTTTTATTTTTTTTCATTATATTTTCACCTTTTAAGTTATTGACCAGGAGTATCCTTCTTATAAGCAGTAACTAATTCTATAGTTCCATCTTCAAGATACTCATATATATAGTCATCATTTTCTCCAAAATCTATCACACTTTCATTTCTAGCTTTTTTAGCTTTCTTCGTTTCATAGTCACGAAGTCTAGCAACTTGAAGTTCGTCGAAGTGTCTATCTTTTATAGCTTCAATTTCTCTAGCTTGTCGCTCTTTTGTTCTTTGCACTTCATCTTCTTCATTTATAGACTTATAAGTTGTCTTAGGAAACGATTTAGCATATTCTACTATACCTAACATAGGGTAGTCAACAAAATAGCAGGAAACTTTCATATTTTTATCAAGATTTTGCAAAGCAAATAATTGATGATGTCCATCTAGAATGTGATGATCAGATGATACTATGAAAGGTTTAACTGATGCAAGAGAATCAGAAAACTCATCATATTTCAACTTAACTTTGTCCAAGTTTATTTCATTTTGAGTGGGCTTGAGTTTTGATACTTCTATTTTCTTCTCAACAACTCTTATTTTTTCCCCTCTTAAAAAATCCACAAAGTTTTTTATGTACTGTCGTCTTATTTGTGGCATATCTCTTCTAGGTATTCCAAGAGAATTTTTAGGTCTGCTTATTTGCTCTTCTAGTTGCTCTACTATGCGAAGTCCAGCTTTAACTTTACTGAAAATTTCTTTAGCATATTTGTCCGATATATTAGACATTAAACCAGATTTAAATGAATCAAAATCATTTTGGTGTGCATAGCCTCTCATTTTACTTGCGCTCATTCCTGCAATATCATCCGAGTCTGGATCTCTATCTCCAGCACTTATTACATCAAATGAGTTCAAATTAATAGACTTTTTCTCGTCTGGATGTGCAATATAGGGGGTTATAGCAGATTTGAAAGAGTTTACCCTGTCTTGTCCAACTACCATTATTACGTCTGTATATCCCAATTCTACAAGATAATTAATTGCACTAAATGGACTAACAATTTCGGGATCTGCAATTATAGAGTCTTTTGTTCTAGGAAAAGCTAAACGAATATACTTTGCTTTATCTTTTAGAGACAAAGGATTTTTTTGAGCATCTTGAGTCTTTGAAACAAATATAAAATGGTCGCCTTTAACTTTTTTTGCAACTTGAATTATCTTGTTTATTAACTTTTCATGCCCAACAGTTGGAGGATTCATTCTTCCGAATGTAAATACTGCAACTTTCTTTTTTAGTATTTCGTTTAACTTTTTCATAGCTATACTTTACTTTGAATATGCAACTTTTACTGCCAAAATAGAACCACCACCCTCTATGGTTTGAGATGGATCTTTTTCAACTAGTAATATCTCTCCAGCACCAATAGTAAATGTAGCATATACTGTTGCTCCAGTTTTAATTGTGACAAGAGTTGCTGAGCCTGTGTTATTTAATCTAACAATACTTGCTAAGCCAACATCAGTTGCACTTGTTAAATTTGTTTCTTGGGCTATAGGCTTTATGTTCATTTTGTATTCCTAAGTTTTATGTTATTCTTCTTTTAATAAATCGGTTACTGATTTTTCACTCCAAAATTTACAAGACCAATAATTTGCTTTCCACTTTGGACCTGGATCCGAGCAGTTATGTCTAGCTCTATAATTAGAGCGCCTCTCGGGATCATCACGCTTAATCTCCATGTTTGGATCTCCAAATCCAAGTTTTATAACATTACCCTTGTCATTTCTAACATATACTGCAAACTTTTTTGGTCCGTCTGGAGTTCTAAATGGTTTATTTAGAGTAACTTTTTTCCCTTGATATTCAGATTCTTCGTATATTTCAGTTTCTTCTTTTTTAACTTTATCCCACAAATCTTTATCTGCTGTAGAACGTGTCTTGCCGCCAGTTATGAATGAATTTACTCTAGCATATGCCCACTGTTGAGGTGTAGTTCCAGGTCTGTGACCAGTTTTCCATGCAGCCATTCCCCTATCATAGACTTGCTTGAGTATAGAATAAGCTATTCCACTTTCATCAGATTTAGTTCTAAGACCAGCAATTTCTTCATTCAACTCTTCGCCGTAAAGCTCTTTATACTTTTTAGTATGTTTAGATTGCTTTACAACACCTTTTTCTTTCGCTTCAACGTCTTGTTTTGTAAGTTCGTATGCTTCGGGATCATCATCTCGCATATCTTTGCGCTTTTCAAATTCCGCTTTTTGCTTTTCTTCATCTTCATCAGATAAATTTGCGGCATATTTTTTTGATAATCCACTACTTGAATCTTTGGGAGTCTTCTTGTATGCTCCAGTCTTTGTTCTATACTCATCAGATTCTTTTAAAAGTTTACTAGCAATACTAGATAAATGAGTAATGTTAGCTTTAACTATTTTTTGAAGATCATTGGTGTTTGCTTTTTTCAAAACAGTCATTACTTTGTTGTATGCTGTTGTTGACAACTTTGTAGTTTTTCCCAGATTCTTATAAGCATTTCTTAGCATATCAATATGCTTTTGGTCAAATGCGTCTGATAAAACATCATCTTCTATATCAACTTCATACTCATCTTTAATAGCATTACTTATATGCATAATGTATTTTTTTGATGATTCTCCATCTGCACTTTCAATATGCAACACTGTGTTTTCAATTTTTGTTACAACGCCAGAAATTTCACCACGTTTTGCGTGAATTCTGTCCCCAATTTCTATTGATTGTTGATAACTTTCTGATAAAATTTGTGATAGCGATTTCATTTACGTTTACCAAAATATTATTGCGATAAATTTTCTTCTAGTAGTAATCTATTTATATTAACTTCATCAAGATATATATCGGCCAAGTATCTTCCGCAGTTGTCTTCTTGATTGTCTGTCACTACTCGAATTATTTTTCCCTCTATGAGTTCAATTAGCCTATTGGTATTATGCTCTGAATTGAAAGCTGTTATCTCAGATGAACTTATTCCCTGAAGTTTAAGTTTTACGATATGCTGAATACTAAACCCCATATCTATTGCCACATAAATCGTATCACTATCAATTACTTCATACACTCTAGCAACATATTCAAACATATTATCCCCAGTTTTTAGGAGCTGTAAAATTAGCTCTACTAAACTCAAGTCTATCAACTAATTTAACAGCCTTTCCTAAATGGTCTACTGCTACAAATCCTTCTGGAGATGTTGCTTTAAATCCATCTGGAGTATCAATAAAAGAACCAATTTTGCTTGCGCTATTCATCTTCTTAATAAACTTATTTTTAACATCAGAGATCAAAGCGGCAATATAGAATATATCAAGTAGTGTTTTGTTGTTTCTCTTTAGAAAGTCTATTATACTTTCTAGTTGTGCTTTTTTGTTATCCTTTCCTTTATCAGTTTTTAACTTTTCGATGTCAGAATTGAATCTGTCTGTTATAAAAGTTAAAAGACCAGATGCATATTTTTTGCTAGAAGATATTGCAACACCTTCTCTTATTTTAGAATTTATGTATATTCTAATCAATGGCAATATTTTGCTGTCGGACAGAATTGAATTTAATGCGGCAATATCAATGTTTTTAACCAAAGATTCAATTTCAGATATTTGAGATGTGATACTTTGAGTTTCAGATTTTGTTAGAGTTGATGTTCCAGATTCATCTTTATAATCAGCATCAGTTATCCATGCGTTTGTCGTGTTTTTCAGTGAGCTAATGTTTGCGCCAAAATTTGCTTTAAGATCTGATATTTTGTTTCCTGTGTATGTTGTGTGAAAAACTATTCCGATTTTAGAAGATAATATTTTTGTTGCAAGCTCTGATGATTTTGGAACAACATATCGTATAGTGTTTGGTCTAAAAGATACATATTCAGTTCCATCTATCGTGACTAGTTCCAAGTCAGAATTTGTGAAAAGCATATCGCCTTGAAGAATTCCCCTTATTCCAACTTTTGATAAATTATCTAAAGCAAATTTTAGCTTACTTGCCAATTCTGGAGAATCTGAATAGTTTCGTTTTATGTCTTGGTGTGTATAATTTATCTTAGGCGCAGTTTTAGCAAATACTGATTTTGTGCCAACAAAAAACTTATTGTTTTCTGGATCTATTCCACATATAACTGCTGGCGCACCGTCCCATTTAACAGTAACATTAAATGCTCTATTGGAAGAACTTGATAGAAGCTGTAATAGCTGTCTAAGAAATGCTACAGATCTTTTTGCGCCTGATATTCCGTCGTTAAGTATCTCTTCTTCAATATGCTCTAAGTGTGTATTCTTATCAGATGCTTCGGAGAGATATTCAATAAATGTTTTCATGAGAATTTTAAATAGAAGAAGTTGATATACAGAAACTATTTATAATATGACAATATTTATTTTATAACTACCAATCAAACTCATCTAAATCTCTTTTTTCAGAGAACATAGAGTTTCCAAATTTAGTCTTGTCAAATGCTGGGGTATCATCTTTTTTAGCTAAATCAGTATCAGTAAGTTCATTCTGTGCAGAATTTTCCAAGTCAAACAATCTCATCTTAGATCTATCTATTCCCAAAACAAATCTTCTAAGTTTAGATACATCATTATAGCGATTTTTTAGTTGCTTGACTAAAATTTGTCCCAGCTTTTCTAGCTCTTCAGTAGTAGACAATGCAAGCATTAAATCTGCTGTTGCAGGAAGTCCAAAGCTCTCTGATGTATTTTCAAGACCAATATCAGTAGAAGTATACCCTTGTCGATTAGTTTGTGTAGCAGTCCATATGGGAAGATTATATTCTACAGCAAGACCTCTAAACTCTTCAGCTATGCTTTTAATGTATGAATAGCTATTAATATTATTAGCGTTACTCAATCTAGAACTGGAAGCAATATTAAGATAGTCAACAAATATTGCGTCAGGAGTAAAATTTTTCTTCAAACTAAGTTCATTCAACAACGCTCTAAAATGAGTAACTGAAGCCGATGCTGTTGGATACTCTTTAACAATAAGTCTACCCACAGATTTTGTTTTAAGATTCTGTATCTTCTTATCATACATATCTTTTGAGAGATTCTGCAAATCTTGTATAGGCACATTAAGCAAATTTGCATCAATTCTTTCTGCTATTCTAGCTTCGGACATCTCTAATGTTATATAGAGAACATTTTTACCTTGCATGAAATAACTTGCTGCCAAGTGACATAACGCAAGAGATTTTCCCACCGCAGTTCCCGCAAGGAATACATTCAAAGTCTTTCTTGGAATTCCACCTTTAGTTATTGTGTTCATGCACTCTAAATCAAAAGGTAGCTTTTCTTCAACTCTATGATAGAACTCATATCGCAAGTCTGTATCATCTAAGTAACTATGTCCAACATTAGGATCAAAAGATACAGATAAAGCATCAGTAAGAAGTTTGGGAATATTTCCTCTACTAAACTTTCCTTTCTTATCATCAGCAATTTTAATGCTGTTCATTAAAGCTAGATAGATAGCTCTATCTTTGCACCAGCTTTCTGTATTGTCTACTAACCATTTTTGATCAACTGAAGATTCACTTAGACTCTCAATTAAACTTTTAGCAGAAGATTCCACATGATCACTTAATGTAGAATCATTAGATAGAGTTATTAGCAAAGACTCTTTTGTGGGCAAAGAGTCATACTTCTGTATGAAATCAAATATTTTTTCATAGAGAACTTTCTCGTGCTGTTCATTAAAATAGGAAGACTGAATAAAAGGCAATACTTTTCTTGCATAAGATTCGTCATGTAAAATATTACTGAGTATAGTAACTTCAATTCTATCATTCATACTTTTATTCTCTTGATAATTCTAGGTAAATTTTTCCGTCTCTGTTTGTAGCTTTATCAGCATTTTTACCTATTATATCAAGAAGTATGCAACCAATCAAGTTTTCCATCTCGATTTCTTTCTCATCTGGCAATTCAACACCTTTCAATCTATCTGGAACATATAAAATATCAATCTCATATTTGAATTTTGGAATAACATCCTCATCTTCAGATTTGAGACTTTCTAAATTGGAGATACTAAATTCACCATATGAGTATAGTATTTCATGAAATGGTTCACAAGGTTTGAGAAGCTCAACAAACCATTTAGATTTATCTGAATCATCAAACACTATTCGATAATAATCTTCTATATTCTTTTCATCTATATTAGTCATTCAAAATCTCTTCTAAAACATCTTCAGTTTCAATCACCGAGCCGTAGCAATACTCTTTTTGAGCCGCTTCATCTAGCTTATTCAACACTTCATCAGTAAAGTATTTTTCTGGATTATTCATTATATGTTTGGCAAAATGAGTTGTTCCATCAGCAACTTCAATTTTAGTTGATACTTTTTTGAAGATTCCATAATCTACTGCAAGATCTATTAAGCCATAATATCTATCCAAGCCTTTATCATAAGATAGCATTACACTAGCTTCTGTATTCTCTCTAGTAAGTCTGGACTTTATATTTTTACATCTTATGATAATTCCAGTTACAGTTCCGTCAGAATCTTTATTCTTAGATTTGGATAGTGCTATGATATTGTTTGCTGAATACTTGAGACCAGAACCCCCAGAAACTTCCTTGGTCGGAAACATTCCCATAGTTTGATATACATGATTAGTAACAATCAAAGGTATCTTAGCTTTACTTAACTTCAAAGTAAGTACACGAAATGCCGCTTTTATCTCGGCAGTTCGAGTCATATCTTTAACTTCTTTTCCTGAGTTTGAATCTGTCATCTCTTTAGTAGTAGACAACATACCAAGAGAATCTAGAACCATAATTAATGGTCTTCTATCACTCTCTGAAGTGGATAGATGATTTTCAACAACTCTAATTGCTTGAGTCTTAAATTGCTGAACAGTCTCAACTGGAACAATCAGAACCCGCTTAGTATCAACACCTCGACTCTCAAGAATCTCTTTAGTGATTGAACCTTCAGATTCAAATATTATACTAAGTGCTTTCTCGTTGGTGTCAAGAAAGTTTTTAATGATTCCTAAAGCGAAGAAAGTTTTGCCTGTGGCTTCTTCACCAGCAAGAGCATTAATCTTATTAGCTGGCATACCCTTATAGATGCTACCAGAATAAAGAGCGTTTAATGCATAAGAGCCAGTGTCAATGAACCCAACAACATCAGCAGAGGTTCCATCATCTGCTACTGCGGCATATTCATTTTCTAATACTTTGAGAACATCATTAAAGGGGTTATTTTTTGCCATAATTTCTCCTATAAAATCTTATATTGTATATTAGCACAATCAAGGGTGTTTAGTCTAGCTTTAATTACATCAAAATACTTTGGCTCTTTTTCTATTCCAATAAATTTTCGATTTAAATTTTTTGATGCCACAAGGGTTGATCCACTTCCAGCAAAACAATCCAAAACAACTTGCCCTTCAGTGGTGTACGTCTTGATCAAATACTCCAACAACTCAACTGGTTTCTGGCTTGAGTGAACTCGTGAGTAATTATCTACGCAATTAAATTGCAATACATTGTTTGGAAATCGAGTAGTTTTTCCTCCCTCATAGTTACGCCTCTTGTCACCATGATAAGCAGATCCATTAGAACAACCTTTAGCTGAGTTTGTCGGTACATGACCATCTGTAATTTGTGGGTAGTATTTCTTCCCACCAAAAATACATATCTCTTCAACTTTTCGTATAGGCATTCTTTTTGCATGAAAGAAGTTTGTGCCTTGATTCTTTATCCAATACCAACAATAGCGAAACTGTTTTATGTTTGATGTTATGACTTGTGTGGTAAATGGTTGACTGCCAAAAATGGCCACACAAGAATTTTCTGTGAGTATTCTATCGAACTGTGACCACAAAGAATCAAAAGAAACAACAGAATCCCATTTTGGTGCAGTCATTCCGTACGGCGGATCTGTTAGTATAAAATCAACGCTAGAGTCAGGTATTGTCGGCAGTATACTCAAACAATCTCCCAATAAAACAGAGTTGCTCATAAATAAACATATCTACTTATTTTTAATAAAATACACGTTTTCAGATTCAGATGAATTTGATATTTTCTCTTCAGCGGAATTATATCCACACTCAAACGCTTCACATATAATATCAAACTGCTCTTGAGTTATGGAATTATTATCACGCAACTTTTTAGCATATTCACACGCTTTTATCTTTGACTCGCACATAATATCATTTAATCATTAAAAGTTTATCATAATTGTGGATCCAGCTCTTGGCTTTTTATATGTTCTCCAAGCAGATGCACCACGCTGAAATATTTCCCAAAACTTTCTATCACCACCACTAGAGCCAGGCGAAAAAGAAATATCTCCTTCTTGAACATTGAAACTTCCAGTAGAAGCTGTTGCAAGCATTGTAACATCATTTATAGTAATTGACAATCTTTGACCAGCTTTTATTTGTGATACTATATCATCACCATCACGAATAGTGGTCTTTAAGTTTCCAAAAGAATCAATATATCCAATACAAGATTTGGGATAATCAGGTATAACATCAACACTCAGCTCTTGCTCAAAAACATTAACGCCTTTGAGATAGTCTCCAATAACTTTAGGAAAATTATCTCTTGAACGAAACTGCGAACCAGCAGGCGATACTTTAAGAGAATATAATTCCTCTATAGATTCTTTAACAAATGATAAAGAATAACCAGAGTTTACTACAAAAACCACGTTTCGGTTTTTTAGTTTACCGTAAAGAAGTCCTTCTCCCTCATTATTAACTCTAGCAATAGCTAAATCTTTTCTGGGCGCACAATTAGAATACACAATAGTATTCTCTGGGCTTATTGTGTTATGTGCTAATTGAGATGTGATAAATCCAGTAGAAATAGTATCAAAACTATTAACTGATGTAACATTTATATTGTAAATTTGATCTACTGAAAAAATTTCAGATGATAAAGATGATACTACCTCTGAACAAGCAAGGTCACCTGGCGCATAATCCATCA